TCTGCGCGATGCTTTGATGAGTGCGAAGCCTAGCCCGCGTTATGCGTATATGGCGCCGACATATCGCCAGGCGAAGAACGTGGCGTGGGATTACATTAAGCAGTTTGCTGGTAAGATCCCTGGTGTGAAGTTTCACGAGACTGAATTGCGCTGTGACTTACCGAATGGCGCTAGGATTTCTTTGCTTGGTGCTGAGAACCCGGACAGCTTGCGTGGTATTTATCTCGATGGCTGTGTGATGGACGAAGTTGCGGATATGCCTGAGAATGTGTTTCCCGAGGTTATTCGCCCTGCGTTGTCCGATCGCAAGGGTTGGTGTGTATTTGTTGGCACGCCGAAGGGGCACAATGCTTTTTATGAGGTGTATGAGCAGGCTTCTCAGAGTGAGGAGTGGTTAAGTGCGATTTACCGTGCGAGTGAGACTGGCATTTTGGATGACGAGGAATTGGCTGCTGCGCGTCAGATGATGAGTGCGGATCAGTATTCTCAGGAATTTGAGTGCTCGTGGACAGCGAATGTGCCAGGTGCGATTTATGGCAAGGAGTTGGAAGAGGCCCAGGGTGCTGGTCAGATTACGACTGTGCCGTATGATCCGAGTGTGCGGGTAGATACTTGGTGGGATTTGGGTGTTGGGGATTCTACGGCGATTTGGTTTACGCAGTTGATTGGTCGGCAGGTTTGTGTGATTGATTATTACGAGGCTCGTGGTGAGGGCTTGCCGCATTACTGCAAGATTTTATCTTCTAAGAATTATCTTTACGGGACACATAACGCTCCACATGATATAGAGGTAAGGGAATTGGGTAGTGGTAAGAGCCGCCGCGAGGTTGCCTGGGATCTAGGTTTGAACTTTCGCGTGGTTCCGAAGCTGCCTTTGGAAGATGGGATACATGCGGCACAGATGCTGATACCGAGGCTGATGTTTGATGCTGAGAAGTGCAAGGTTGGTTTGGAAGCCTTGCGTCAGTATCACCGTGCGTATAATGAGCGCACGCGGAGTTTCCGCGCTACGCCGGTGCATGATTGGTCTAGTCACGCGGCGGATGCGTTTCGTTATTTAGCGGTTGGTATTCGGGAAAGTGGTATTCGTGTTAGTATTCCACAGACGCAGGCGGTAATGGATTATGATCCATTCGCAGCATAGGAGAAAGTAAGATGGCCCCTGTTATTCCAATTTTGGCTGGTGTGGGCGGTGGCGCAACGGCTGCTTTCCTTGGCGCTAGCACGGCTGTTTCTACTGGCGTAGGCGTTGCGACTGGTGTTGCTACTGCGTCAATGATGAACCGTGCAAGCGGATCTGCTTCGGTGGCCCCTCCGCCTGTGCCAGAAGTTCCGACTGCGGAGACTGATACGACTGTGGTGGACACGTCTTCGCCTACGGGCGGTCCTGATACGACGATCAATGACGTGGTTTCTGTGCAAGAGGATGTTCGAACACAGGCTGATACAACCCAGCAAGCACCGATTACGGATACTGCTGCGCAGGTTGGAACGGCGGCTGGTGGTCAGGCGGAAGCTACTGCGGCGATGCAAACCAGCGTTGGTCAGGCTGAGGATGAAGCTATTTCTTTTTATGAGAAAGGCAGGCGGTCAACAATCTTAACTAGAGCCACAGGCTTGCTATCAGAGCAGGCGCAAGAGGGCACGTTCCGTCGCCGCCGAACGCTAGTTGGTTCTGGACTAATCGCATGATGTATCGCCAGCCAAAGAACCAGGCTGGCGTTATGGGCGCTAAGTCTGCACAGCCTGCAAAGATTAGCAGCGCTATGACGGTTGATCCGATCGAGCGCTTAAACCAGAAGATGGCTGGCCGCACCGAGGGTGGTGATAAACCCAAGAAGCGGCGCAGTATGATGAACAGCTATAGGATGATGTGATGCCACAGATTAACCCGATGGTGGCGCAGCTAGACCGGCGCTATCGCACATTGCAGGCGCAGCGTTCTAACTGGGAAAAGCATTGGCAAGAGCTTGCCGATTACATGCTACCTCGGAAGGCTGACATTACGAAGAAGCGCACCCAGGGTGATAAGCGCACGGACTTGCTGTTTGACGGAACGGCGGTTCATGCTGTGGAATTGCTTGCGTCTTCTTTGCATGGAATGTTGACGAGCCCAAGCACGCCTTGGTTCTCGATGCGGTTCCGCGATCCTGTGTTGCAGCAAGACGATGAGTCGAATGAGTGGTTGGAAGTATGCCTGGATCAGATGTATCAGCATTTCCACCGCTCGAATTTCCAGCAAGAGATCCACGAACTGTATTATGACCTAGTGGTTTTTGGCACTGCGGCGTTCTACGTTGAGGGTGACAAAGAGGGTTTGCGGTTTTCTTCTCGGCATATCGCTGAAGTTTGCATTTCTGAAGACCCCTATGGCCGCGTCGATACAGTTTACCGCAAGTTTAAGCTGACTGCGCGCTCGATCGCTATGCAGTTTGGCGAGGAAAACTTGCCGTTAGAGGTTAAGAAAAGCCTGGAAAAAGAGCCCTACGAGGAACATACGGTTATCCATGCCGTGTATCCGCGCAAGGGTAAGCCTGGTCGGGCGGCGAAAAGTAAACCTGTAGCGTCTATCTATTACACTGCAGACACCCGGCAGTTGCTTTCTGAGGGTGGATTTGACGAGTTTCCGTTTATGGTGCCACGTTTCACCAAGGATAGCGTTTCGACTTACGGTCGATCGCCTGCGATGAATGCGTTGCCTGATACGAAGATGGTAAACAAGATGAGCGAAACGACTATTCGTGCCGCTCAGAAACAGATCGACCCACCGCTTATGGTTCCCGACGATGGGTTTATGCTGCCGGTGCGAACAACGCCTGGTGCGCTAAACTTTTATCGGACTGGAACGCGCGATCGACTAGAGCCTTTGCAGATTGGCGCTAACAATCCGCTTGGCTTGAACATGGAAGAGCAGCGCCGCAACGCTATTCGCCAGTCATTCTTTGTGGATCAGTTGCTTTTGTCAAACGGTCCAACGATGACAGCGACTGAGGTTCTGCAGCGCAACGAAGAGAAGATGCGCTTGCTGGGTCCGGTGCTTGGCCGACTGCAGGCGGAACTTCTGCAGCCAATGATCTCGCGTTCTTTTGCATTGCTTCTGCGTAACGGCTTGTTGCCCCCTGCGCCAGAGCAGTTGCAGGGTCAAGATATTGACATTGAGTATGTGTCCCCGCTGGCCAAGGCGCAGAAGATGACGGATCTGCAATCGATGCTGCGTGGCTTTGAGGTATTGCTGCAGATGAGCCAGGTTGCGCCGGTGATGGATTACCTGGACGACGATAAGCTTGTGCAATACCTGGTAGAAACTACTGGTATTCCGGCACGGGTTATCCGCAGCCCTGGCCAGGTAGAGGATATTCGCCGTGAGCGTGCTACCCAGCAGCAGCAACAAGCGCAGATGCAGCAAGATATGATGCTGGCAGAGCAAGCAAACAAGGCCGCACCATTGGCTAAGGTTGCTTCTGATGCCGCAGAGCGTGGTCAGTTATGACGAAAAAGATCCAGGACTTAAAGCTTTCATACCGCAGAACGTTTAATTCGGACGATGGTGTTGTGGTTTTGGAGGATCTAAAAAAGCGTTTTAGCTTTGAAACCACGACATTTGTTTCTGGCGATCCACATCAATCAGCGTTCCAAGAGGGACAGCGTGCAGCAGTGCTATTGATCGCCAGGATGCTGTCCGAGGAACCAGACCCTAGATAGGAAATACTATGAGCGAAGAGACAATCCTGGACACAGGATCTCAAGAGATCGCTGAGGCGGCGCCGGTAGAAGCTGCCCAAACAAGTGTCATGTCGCAGGCGGAACCAGCGCCTGCACCTGCACAGCCGGTCGCGGCGCAGCCTGTTTCGCCGCGCAGTTGGCTAGAAGATTTGCCAGAAGATGTGCGCAATCATCCTTCTATGCAGCATGTTCCAGATACGATTACCCTGGCTAAGAACTATGTGAACGCCCAGCGCTTGATTGGCGCTGATAAAATCCCTGTGCCTAGCAAATCTGCTACAGAAGATGAGTGGCGTGCGGTGTATCGCAAGCTTGGCGCGCCTGAAGATCCGCAGCAATATGAGGTGGAGAAGACCGAGGTTTTCGACGATACTTCTTTTGAAGCATTCCGAAATCGTGCGTATGAGGTTGGACTAAACAATCGCCAGGCAAAAGCCATTGCAGATCTTTACCAGGAGCAGATCAGCACAGCCCAGGCGGCGATGGACCAGCGCGCAGAAGAAATCCGGTTCTCTGGTGAGCAAGAGTTGCGCCAGGAGTTTGGGCAATACTTTGAAGAGCGTATGGGAATGGCGCAGGACGCTGCCCGCACGATCTTTGGCGATGCTGCTTTGTTCGATGAGATTAAGCTGGCGGATGGTCGCCTGCTTGGTGATGACCCCCGTATTATTCGTGGCTTGGTGAAGATGCGCGAGATGCTTGGCGAGGACTCGATTGTTGGTGAATCGAGTGAACTTGTTATGAGTGCTTCCGATGCACGCCGTGAATATGATAGAATAACGGCAAAAGGATCGCCTTGGTATGACAAGTATCATCCTGAACACGACAGGTATGTTCAGGAGGCTGTGCATTACCGGTCGTTCTTTAGTGGATAACCTTTATGGCCCACGACATAAGCATGTGCGTCATGCGGAGTAGCTGGCCTAACCAGCAGCAAGGCCCCGCAAGGGATAACCGAGCGCAGCAACATTAACTAGAAACTGTAGGAGTTTGGCAATGTCCACTCAAATCACTACGGCTTTCGTCCAACAGTTCTCGTCGAACGTCCAGATGCTGTCACAGCAGATGGGTTCGCTGCTGCGTAACGCGGTGGATTCCGAGAGCGTGAACGGCGAAAAAGCCTTCTTCGACCAGGTAGGCAGCGCTGCTGCTATCCTGCGCACTACCCGTCATGCGGATACTCCGCTGATCGACACCCCGCACAGCCGCCGCATGGTTACGCTGTCGGACTATGAGTATGCGGATCTGATCGACGATCAGGACAAAGTTCGCCTGCTGGTAGACCCGACCTCGACCTATACCCGCGCTGCTGCTGCTGCAATGGGTCGCGCGATGGATGACGTAATTATCTCTGCTGCTCTGGGCACCGCCAAGACCGGCAAAGATGGTTCGACTTCGACTGCCTTTGACACCAGCAACAACCAGATCGCCGCAGGCGCATCGGGCTTGACCCTGGCAAAGCTGATCGAAGCGAAGGAAATCTTGGACAGCGGCGACGTTGATCCTTCGATTCCTCGTTACATCGCGGTTTCGCCTAAGCAGGTTACTGATCTGCTGAACAACACCACCGTGACTTCAAGCGACTACAACACCGTTAAGGCGCTGGCTATGGGTGAAATCAACAGCTTCGTTGGTTTTAACTTCATCGTCACCAACCGTCTGGGTGTTGATGGTTCCTCGAACCGCCGCGTCTTTGCATGGGCAATGGATGGCATCAAGCTAGCCGTTGGCAAAGAGCCCACCGCGCGGATCGACGAGCGCGCTGACAAGTCGTATGCGACACAGATCTACTACGCTCAGACCATCGGGGCTACCCGCATGGAAGAGAAAAAGGTAGTAGAAGTTCTGTGCGCAGAATCGTAAGGAGGACTGAGTAATGGCTACTGTTTACTCCGCACAGCGCACTAATTCGCTGGCAACCCCGGTTGCAATGAACAAGGCGAATGAACTGGGTGGTCGCATTCGTGTCGCACACGGCACCTATGAGGCTTCCTCGCTGGCATCCGGCGACGTGATCGAAATGTTTGTGCTGCCTGACGGTGCGCGCCTTGTTGAAGGTTCGCTTGCTCACGACGCACTTGGCGCTTCGACCACTCTTTCGGTTGGCTACGCTGCACACACCAATGCTGCAGGCACTGCAGTATCGGCTTCGGCTGCTGCTTACAAAGCTGCTGCCGCTTCGACTTCGGCACAGAAGGTAGACGTTTTGGCTACCCTGGCGCTGGGCTCGGGCACCGAGGTTGATGCAGACGCCGATGGCATGCCCGTCACTGTGACGATGGGCGGTGCTGCTGGCACAGGCACGATCGAGTTGACCATCAAGTATGTGGTTGACTAAAAATAAGAGAGGGGGCGGTAACGCCCCCTCTTCCCGATGAAAGGGGTGAGCAATGACAAGCACCGTAGATATTGCAAATTACGCGCTCAATACGTTGGGCGCTTCTAATATTTCTGCATTCGATGAAAACAGCAAAGTTGGTCGCCTTGTGAACCAGCGCTATGACGCTGTTCGTGACTCGGTGTTTCGCGCCCACCCGTGGAATTGCTTGATCCGCCGGTTAGAGTTAGCGCAGGATTCGACTGCCCCGGCTTATGGATATACATATCAATATACGCTGCCAACAGATCCGTATTGCTTGCGCGTGCTAGAGTTTAGCAACGGCTCAATGACATACCCGTTTGATAACATGCGCAGCAACAATAACCGTGAGCCATTCATTATTGAGGGCCGCAAGCTTCTGACGGATGAAGGCACGGCAAAGATTAAGTATGTGGCTCGGATTACTGATCCGCAAGAATATGACTCGACGCTGATCGAGGCTTTGGCTGCGCGATTGGCAATGGAACTGTGCTATGCTGTTACAGGTTCGGCATCGATGATCCAGGTAACTGCCAGCATGTATGATGCAAAGCTTAAAGAGGCTCGGTTTATCGACGCTACAGAAGGCGCACCGCAGCGCATCGAGGCAAGCGACTTTATTGAAGCGAGGTTCTAATGGCTCGGTCGTCACCAGCACTCGTTACATTTACTGCGGGTGAGATTTCTCCGCGCCTTGAAGGGCGTGTGGACCTTGAGAAATATCGCGGCGGTCTGTCTGACTTGACCAATATGGTAGTGCAGCCACACGGCGGCGTGACGCGCAGGCCAGGGACAGAATACCTGGGCGCAGTAAAAGATAACAGCGTCAAGACCAGGCTGATCCCGTTCCAGTTCAAAACTAGTGATACCTATATCCTGGAGTTTGGCGATCAATACATGCGCGTTTTCCGCGACGGGCTGCAGGTTCTGACTGGCTCTGCGCAATCCATCACTGACGTTACACAAGCAAACCCTGGCGTTGTTACGATCGCAGGGCATGGCTATTCAAATGGTGACGAGATCTATCTTGATAACATTGTCGGCATGACAGAGTTAAATGGCCGTAACTATCTGATAGCAAATGTCACTACAAATACATTCACGCTGCAGGATCTGTTCGGCAACGACATAGATACCACAGGTTTTACTGCCTACGATTCAGATGGTGCTGTAGATACTATCTATGAAGAAGCAACGCCTTATGCGGCTGCTGATATTTTCGATGTGCGCTTTGCGCAGTCTGCCGATATTATGTATATGGTGCATCCAAGCTACGCCATACGCACGTTATCCCGTACGGATCACAATGCCTGGACGTTTGCCACAGCAACAATTACGGGCAGTCCTACGCCAGCGCTGACTGGCACGGATAACTATCCAAGCGTCGTATCGTTCTTTGAGCAACGCCTTGTCTTTGGATCGACAAACAATAACCCGCAAACGCTTTGGTTTTCAAAGAGCGCGGATTACTTGAACTTTACCACTGGCACATCTGCAAATGATGCTTTGATCTATACGATTGCATCCAACCAGGTAAACAGTATCCGGTTCTTGTCGGCCACGCGGGTTCTGGTGATTGGAACCTCTGGCGGTGAGTATGTGCTGACAACGACTAATGACGGTCCGATTACGCCTACTACTACACAGATCCGCAAGTATTCGAACTATGGATCTGCTTCAATCGAGCCTGTCCAGGTTGCTGACGTGACTTTGTTTTTGCAGCGCGGCAATAGGAAGGTGCGCGAATTTAGATATGTGGGCGAGGTTGACACTGCAGGATACCAGGCGCCAGATCTTACGGTTCTAGCTGAGCATATTACAGAAGGTGGGCTGGCTGGGTTTGCCTACCAGCAAGAGCCCGAGAATATTATCTGGTGCATCCGAAACGATGGCACATTGCTTGGTTTAACATACCGCCGTGAAGAGCAAGTTGTTGCCTGGCACAAGCATGTCATTGGCGGCTCTTTTAACGGTGGCCAGGCTGTAGTGGAAAGCATTGCTACATTGCCTACTGATACTGGCGACGATGATCTATACATGATTGTGAAACGCACCATCAATGGCCAGACCCGGCGTTACGTCGAGATCCTAAAAGCATTTAACTTTGGCGGTGTTACTACTGGCGCATTCTTTGTGGATAGCGGCCTTGCCTACCAAAACTCTGCGGTAACGTCTTTGGCTGGCTTGTATCACTTGGAAGGCGAAACCATTTCGATCCTGGCAAATGGTGCAAGCCACCCAGACAAGACTGTTTCTGATGGTTCGGTTTCTTTGGATTTCTCTGTGACGACTGCCGCTATTGGTTATGGGTTTACCAGCAATATGCAGACGATGCGTATTGAATCGGGTTCTCAGGACGGGACAAGCCAAGGCAAACCAAAGCGCATTCATGGCATCACTGTTCGCTTGGATCAGACTGTTGGCTTTGAGGTCGGAAACGACTCGACATCTATCGATCGTGTGTATTTCCGCGATAGCTCAATGGCGATGGACCAAGCTGTTCCGCTGTTTACTGGCGATAAAGAGATCGAGTTTGATGGCGGTTACGATGACGATGATAGGATTTACATTAGACAGTCACAGCCATTGCCGCTGACTGTGCTTGCGTTCTATCCAAGAATGAACACGTTTGACATATGATAGTTGCACCACTCACTAGAGCACACATGCTGCACCTGGCAAGCAACGCCAAGGAACGAAATCGTGTAATGCTCGGGACCGTCTTAGACGGTCTTCCTGCATATACGGCCCCTGGTCGCGGCCTGGCTATTATGGATCGCGGCGAGATTTATGCGGCTACCGGGCTGGCCCCAATATGGGATGGCGTGGCAGAAGCATGGTTTATCCCAAGCAAGTTTTTGGATCGCCGCAAGATTTCTGTTATTAGGGTAGTTAGAAAAGAACTTGAAAGTGCTATAGTGCGATTAAAGCTGCGCCGTGTTCAGGCTGTAGTTCGGTCTGATTTCCGCGATGCTCACAAGCTTGCTAACTGGCTTGGCTTTGAGAGTGAAGGTCTGATGCGCCGTTATGGTCCTGACGGGTTTGATTACGAGAGGTATGCAAAATGGCCGACCCAATGAGCGCAATGGCGCTAGTAAGTGCCGGTTCAAGCATTGCTGGTGGCATTGCCCAAAAGAAAGCTGCAGACCAAGCTGCGGCGAATGCGCGGGCTGTTGGTGAGTTTAATGCCAAAGTTATCGAGCGTGATGTAAACCTTCTCGAAAACCAGCGCACGATTATCAACAACAATTTGTTGATCTCAAATGAACGCAAGCGCGTAGCCTTTAAGAAGATCCAGGGCGAGGTTGTCGCCGGGTTTGCTTATGGCGGCATTGATATTGCGCAGGGCACGCCGATGCGCGTTCTCCGCGAAAATGCGCGTGAACTTGAATACGAAATAACGGTGGACAAGTTTAACAACTACGTCACGAACATGCAGATCAACGATGCTCAAGAAGATGCGCGATTGAATGCGCAGCTTTCTCGCATGGAGTCCGGCGCTGCTGCTGCTGCATTGCGCGCCCAGGGCACGGCAAGCTTGATCTCTGGCTTTGGTTCTGCCGCGAAGATTGGTTATCAAAGCGGATTGTTTGGGGGCTAATAAATGAGAATACCGACTTATACATCAGGCGCCCAGCCAACCAGTGAAGCCCCTGGCCGCAGATTTTCAGCGCGGATGAACGCACAGCCGTTTATCGCTGAGGCGCAGGCGAAGGGTGCGGTCTTTGCCGAAGCTGCCCGCCAGGTTGGTGAGTTCGCTCAGATGCGCTACAAAGCGGCGCGTGAAACTCAGATCAATGAGAAGGTTCTTGCTGCAGAAGAAGCGCTGAGAACTAAGTCATATGAGTTTGCCAAAACTCCTACGGGGAAGCTTGGCTCTGTTTTCAATGAAGGTGGAGATCCAAACGAAGGCACCTGGGCAAAGTCCACATCTGAAACGCTAAGCACATTGCTGAGCGACGTTAAGGACGTTGACGCTCGACGGATCTTGACCGATCGCTTTAACCAGATGGAACTTACGCAGCGCTTTAGTTTGCGTGGGGTTATCGATCGCAAGCTTGAAGCTGCTAACGCTGCTGCGCGCGCAGCAATGATGCGCAATGCAGAAAGTAAGTTGTCGCAAGCAACAACGATCGATGAGGTGACTGGAACGCTAAATAACGTAGGCGTTACATCTGCGCGCCTTGGTGCCCTTGGCTTGGGCGATCCTAATGCACTTAAAGCGCAAGAATATGCGCTTTTGGTAAATGGCGCAAAAGCAAACGTGATGGCTTATCTTGGCCGACAAGAAGTGCCATCAGAAGCGGCTGAGAACCTGCGCCTGGCTTTGCGAAATGATGACAATACGTTGGCGGGCAATGGGCAAGTTCAATATAAACTGCTAAAAATGCTGCCGCTGGAAGCGCAGGCAAGCATTCTCGGCTCGGCCACCCGAACTGCAGGATTTATTGATGCGCTTAGTGAGTCTGAAAAGCGCGCTATCCGCTTAGCGGATGGTTATGCAAAAGACGCCGGACAATCAATTACTAGCTACACATCGCAGTTGCAGAATGGCTGGGCTTTGCCTGATGCTGCGTTAGATGATCTTCGCAATGTTGCTCAGCAGGTTAAGCCGCATGTTGATCCCAATGTGGCCGTAGAACTTGCCCAGGGTATCGATGACCTAGAATATCTAAATGGCATTGTAAAAGATACTCGCGCATTTGCTTCGCCTAGTATGATCCAAGACAAGATCTTTGAACTTGAAGCGCTTAAATCTTCTGGAAACGTGCCGCTGGCAGAACGCGACCGTGTAGACATGGCGCTTGAGTTTATGAGCGGCTGGAAGAAAAAGATGGTAGATGGCCTGGCGTCTGACCCCATCGCATACGCTTCTCGCGCAGGCGCTTATTCTGTCGAGCCTGTGGATCTTAGCCCTGCAGCAATGCAGAGCGGTGATGCTATGGAAGGCGTGCAGAACCGTATCGAGGTAGCGCGCGCTATTCAAAGCCACTATGAGGTTCCTGGTCCACTACGGATCTTCTCAAAAGCAGAACTTTCTCAGTTTATTCCGCAGTTGACGCAAGGCACTGCGGCGACAAAGCTTATGGCGATCGAAGGCTTTAACCGCATGTTCGACAACTATGCGCCTGATGTTCTGGCGCAGGTGGCGGAGAAGGAGCCCATGTTCGCTCACGTTGCAGGGCTTTCGCGTGACGGGCGTTATGCCGAATCGGAGACTATCCTCAAGGGCATGGAGCGTATTGAGGCAGGCTTCAAGCCTTTCGAGGGAGCAGATGTTTCCGTCGCAAAGCAGAATTTCAACGATGTAGCGGGCGCCGCATTAGCCATGCTGCCCGCATCTGTTGGCGCTAACTTGCGCAAAAATATTTACGATGGCGCACAGGCATACTACGCAGAGAAAATTGCCCAGCGCGCCGACAAAGAATTTGACGAAGATCTCTGGACTGAAAGCGTCCAGGCGGCGAGTGGCTATGACACGGTTACTGGCAAGGGTGGCATTCAGACCGTGCGAGATGTGCCTACGTTGCTGCCTCCGATGTATAAGGCTTCTGACCTAGAGGATGCGTTAAGCAACCTAACGCCAGAGCGCCTAGAGGCTGTGACTGGTCTTGTAGGCACAATCGATCGTGACTTGGCCGAGGACATTATCGATGACGAAGATTATCGCTTGCAGGTTTTTGGCAAATCTAATGGGCGTATAATCTATGGTATAATGTATGGACAGTATGGGGATGCTCGTTATGGAATTGCTACTGACAATGATGGTGTTCCTATTCGCTTTAGCGCTGAGCGCCTTACCAGCATTTCCAACCTGCCAATCGGCGCGACTATCCTATCGCCAGCGCAAGCGTTTACAATCCAAGAACCCACGCAAATGAACCAGCAGGGACAGTAATATGAGCGGGCTTCTTCGTGACGAACTAGATCCCCTGGCTACAGCGTCGATCCCAAAGCTTGATAAGCCAGAGGGAACGCTGCTGGAAAACATTAGCGGAGCGTTCAACGCTGGGCTGATGCAAAGCGGTTCATCCGAAGAGCGCTATATCCAGGAGACTTGGCAGCCAATCGTCGATGAGATTGAGTCAATAACCGGTAAGTCATTCAAGAACCCTGGCGATTATTTGCGACCTAATGTCTTTGCTATACTTACTGGCGAGGCCATGCGCGGCTATGGCGATGCACGCTACAGCTATGAAACGAATGACATTGAAAAGTTTGTTAGGCAAAATCGTGAGTCTCTGCCTGAAAAGGTGGTTGTTTCTATTCTCGACCCAGACCGTGATAAGGTTTGGCGTGAGGCAGCGCGTGCAAAGTTCTTTGAAGAGCAGAATGAACTGGCGGAACTGACCGAGCGATCGCCAGGATTAGCTGCTGGCGCCGCACGTTTAACAGGATTCATTGCGTCTGGCGTTGAAGATCCGCTTAACCAAGCATTCATGGTGACGCCTGTCGGGGCCAGCCGCACATTCGCAGGCTTGATGCTTAAAGAGGCTGTGGTAAATGCTGGCGTGGAAGCTATCCAGCAGCCGCAGATCGCTGACTGGTATGCAAGCCTGGGCTTAGAATATTCGTGGCAAGACTTTGCCGAGAATGTTGGCGGCGCTGCTGTTGCCGGTGCAGGTCTTCCCTTGGCGTTTCGCATCGGCGGTCAGACAGTTCGCTTGACTGCTGAGCAAGCCAAGACAGGTGCCAAGGTTATCTCGGATTACATTGCCAAGCGCGATGGCAAAAAGCCTGCATCGCTTGAAGGCGCAGAGATGCTATCCGATGCTGCTGATGAGGTTGTGGCAACAAACCCTCTGGTGCCATCTGTAAAGGCAGACGTGGAGCATAATGCCAGGCTGCGTGAGGCGGAGATCGCCATTCATAACGGCAAGTTGCCTAAGATCTCTGAGCGCCCAGAAAGCCCTGTAAAGGTTTCTCAGGACATTAACGATGTTGGTGTTCGCAGCGCTGGTGCTGAGAAATTCAACCCGGCTGATATTCAGATTGACGCTAAGACATTCCAGTTCAAAGAAGGTGGCGATGAGTTTGGCGTGACCGATCGCTTGGCTGGCGTTACCGAATGGGATCCTATCAAAGCTGGCACTGTTATTATCTACGAGCGTGCAGACGGTGGCTTGTTTATCGCAGATGGACATCAGCGTGTCGGCTTAGCTAAGCGTATCCAGGAAGCCAGCCCAGAGCAGCAGGTAGAGTTGCTAGGCTATCGCTTGCGTGAGGTGGATGGCGTTTCGGCAGACGAAGCAATGGTTATTGCTGCGCTCAAGAATATCTCTGAGGGTAGTGGCACGGTGATTGATGCGGCTAAGATTGCGCGCATTTCGCCTGAACTGCTGGCAGGTCCAAGCTTTCCTAAGTCTTCTGCGTTTGTTAAGCAGGCTCGGGCCCTGGGAAACCTGGATGATCGCGCATGGGGCATGGTCAAGAACGAGGTGGTGCCAGCAAACTACAGCGCCATTGTTGGCCGGTTAATTCCGCAGGATGGCGATCTGCAGCTTGCAGCTATGGATGTGCTTTCGAAGGTAGAACCGGCAAACGAGTTCCAGGCAGAGGCGGTTATTCGCCAGGTGATGGAAAGCGGTGTTACGCGCGAAACCCAGGAAAGCTTGTTCGGTGAAGAAACGCTTACGACAAGCTTGTTCTTGGAGCGGGCCAAGGTGCTCGATCGCGCGGTTAAGCAGCTTCGCAAAGACCGTGGTGCATTCAAGAACCTGATCGACAACGCTGCGCGCCTGGAAGGCGAAGGCAATCAGCTTGCGCGGCAAGCAAATGAAAGAAGGGCAACCGACGATGGCAAAGCAATCGCTCTCCTCCAAAGCCAAGCAAGCCGCAAAGGCGGGCTCTCAGATGCCCTCTCAGCAGCAGCAAGGCAAGCCAAAGAAACAGGAAACTTTAACGCCGCTGCAAGAAGCTTTGTCGAAGATGTCCGAAGATCAATTGATTCAGGCGAATTTGACCGCGCAGAAGTTAGCGATGTTGGACGCACTTTCGATTTTGCAGAAGAAAAACCTGCGATACGAACAGCTACAGAGCAAGAAAGCCTAGACGACTTTGGCGATATGTTTGGGCCTGGTGTTGAGCGGCAGGCACAATCGCTCGATGCCGGTCTTCGCCAGGATCTGTCAGAGCCAGAACTGCAGATGCGTGATCTGGATCGCCTGGCAAGGTCTGGCGCAGATGAGGACACGATTATCAATCACCCTGCAGTTATTGCAGCCGTTGAAGATATGCAGTCTCGCCCGCGCACTGATGAGCAGCCTGGCTTTCCGCAGAGCCCAGATGACGATGCGGCTATTGAATGGTTCGATAACCGTCGCTATATCATTGATGGAAGCAATGAAGCGACTTACGACGACACGATTAAATACCTTGTCAAAGGTGCGCGTGAACTTGGTTGGGTCGATGACAAGCTTGATTTCCCGACAGATGGTGTGATGCAGCAGCGCAAGGCTGCGATTATTCTTGGCCCACCGGCTGCAGGCAAAAGCACTATTGCTAATCCCCTGGCCCGCAAAATGCGCGCAGCGATCGTTGACGCTGACGAGGCAAAGAAGGTGATGCCTGAGTATGAAGGCGGCATTGGCGCTAACGCGGTGCATGAAGAAAGTTCTCTGCTGTCTGACATTGCTTTCAAGCTTTTGATGGATCAGGGCGACAACCTGGTTATTCCAAAGGTCGGCGGAAAAGCAGCAAGCATTGAGCGCACCATTGCCTTGCTAAAGTCTAAGGGCTATGAGGTAAGTATAGTAGATATGAAGGTCGGCCCGACCGAAGCAATGAAGCGTATGATCGCACGGTTCATTTCTACGAAGCGCCTAATCCCACCAGACTATGTGCGCGCTACCGGCGACAATCCTTCTAAAACATATGACGCTATTAAACAGAAAGGCTTAGCAGATGGCTATGCGCGGATCGACAATGAAGGACCAAGAGATGCCTTCAAAGATGTCCTCGAAGACACAGGAAACCTCTTCGAAGGTGTCGAACTTCGACTACGACGAGATGGAGTTGAAAGCGGCCCAGAAATCGGACGGACGGATCGGCCAGCTACTGTTGGAGCGGGCGCGGAAAGCGTTGAACAGCTAGACGTTCCGCGTATCCAGGATGATTTCTTAGACCAGGAATTTCCGATCGAGGTGCTGGACGAGTTTGACATTGATGGCAATCCGGTATTGCGCAGCGTTACATCGCGGCAGCTACTGGACGAGATCGACCAGGACGACGCAATGATCGACGCTATATCGAGGTGCCCGCTATGAGTTTCCGCAAGTGTATAGATGACCTTGAAAACAGCCAGCAGCTAACCAAAGAGCAGGCTAAGGAAGCGCGCGATCTCTTCGAGGATCTGGCAGAAGAATATCGCGGCAAGATGGGCAATCCGTTTGCTGATGAGAAGGCTGCGCAAGATGCGTTCAACTCTCTACGCAATCAGAAGATCCGCGCTAAGCGTAACAAGATCGCCCAGATGCGTGCCTGGCAAGAGATCAGCTTCAACATGGACCAATACCGCGATCGCCTTGGCCGCGCTGATCCGTTTGCTGCAGCAATGTCTTTGTTCGAGCAGGACGGAATGTCCACATTCTCTAGCGCAACTCAGCGTATTGAGGCAATCAAGGGGCAATCCTTTGCAGAAATGTCTCAAGTTCTAGCCACGTTCCGCCGCAACCTGGTTGGCGAGGTGCGCCAGAAAGCGAAACTAAAGAACATGGCCCGCGAGATTTTTGGTGAAAGCACCGGCGATTCAAGCGCACGCGAGATGGCGGAAGCCTGGAACAAGACAGCCGAAAGCCTACGTAAACGATATAACCGTGCTGGCGGCAACATTCCTAAGCGCCAGGACTGGGGGCTTCCACAGCGTCACGATACGCTGAAGGTTCGCAAGGCAAGCTACACACAGTGGCGTGATTCGATCCTGCCAAAGCTTGATACGAACAAGATGATCGATGAGATGACCGGGCTTCCGTTTTCACCGGAGCGCCTCGAGGTTGCTTTGCGCGATGTATATGAAACCATCAGCACAGATGGCTTGAACAAGCTAAAGCCAGGCGCAGGGCGTAATAGCAAGATGATGGCCAACCGGCGCCAGGACCACCGCTTCTTAGCATTTAAGAACGCAGATGCCTGGCTGGAATATCAGCGCGAGTTTGGTGATGATAATGTTTTTGACGTGATGGTTTCGCACATCGATGCGATGTCGCGCGACATTGGTTTGATGGAAATTTTTGGCCCTAACCCTGGCGCTACTGTAAACTTCATCAAGCAAACGTTGACGAAGAAAACAATGGATAACCCGGACTGGGAAACTAGGGCAGCCCGCACAAACAAGCGGATCGATGAACTTTATGCAGCGATCACAGGATCGAGCAACGCACCTATCAGTTCTAACTTTGCGGCTACAATGGCGGGCACGCGCCAGGTTCTGCAGTCTGCACAGCTTGGGGCTGCAGCTATCTCGGCAATCACTGACTTGAATTTCCAGCGCATGGCGCGCCAGTTTTCGGGTTTGCCGCAGACCACAATGCTAAAGCAATACCTGGATCTTGTTTCTCCTCTTAGTGCTACAGAGAAAGGTGAACTTGCTATTCGCCTTGGTCTTATCGCAGAAGGCTGGACAAGTCTTGCCGCAGGCCAGGCTCGTTTCGTCGGTGACATTTCTGGGCCAGAGGTTACGCGCCGGATTGCAGATTTTGTAATGCGTGCATCTCTGCTATCGCCAATGACAAACGCCGGGCGCTGGGCATTCGGCATGGAGTTTCTTGGCACTATGGCCGATAACTCTGGCAAAGCGTTCAAAGACCTGGACCCTAATTTCCGTGGCACACTAGAGCGCTATGGGATCAGCGAAAGCCGGTGGGACATTATCCGATCGACGGAACTATATGATGAGAAGGGTGCTAAGTTTCTGCGCCCATCTGACATTGCCGATCGCACCGATGTGCCGGAATCTTTGCGTGAAGATCTGGCAACGCGCGTTTTGGAAATGGTGAACACAGAGACAAACTTTGCTGTTCCATCTAATTCGCTTCGAGGCCGCACATACATTACGGGTGAAACGCAGCCTGGCACGCTCATTGGGGAATTGGCGCGATCTGTGGCCATGTATAAGAACTTTGGCGTGACGCTTGTGAACACTCACTTGATGCGCGGGATGCAGCAAAAGACCACGGCCAGCAAAGGTTCGTATT